CAGAACATAACACTATTTGATCCACACGAAGTTCCTGATTTGTACGAAGCATTTTATAGTGATACGAATGAATTTGAACGTTTATATAATATCTATGAACACAAAAAAGGATTACGTAAAAAAGTTTTACCAGCCGTAGAAATATTCAAAAATGGTATATTAAAAGAAAGGACAGATACAGGTCGTATCTATATGGTTAATATAGATAATGTTATTAATCAAGGTCCTTTTGACACTAAAGTAGATCCAATATATCAAAGCAATCTTTGTCAAGAAATACTACTACCTACGAAACCCTTTCAACGAATTGAAGATGTAAATGGTCGTATAGCTCTCTGCACATTGGGCAGTATCAACTGGGGTGCTTTTAAGAATCCACAAGACATGCGTAAGGCGTGTAGAGTTCTTGTGCGAAGTTTAAGCAATTTATTAAATTATCAAGATTTCTTAAGTGTACAAAGTAAATTGGCAAATGAGGATTTTGAACCGTTGGGCGTTGGGATAACCAATCTTGCATATTGGCATGCAAAGCGTCATTTAAAATATGGAACAAACGATGGTCTTGCGGAGGTAAAACGTTGGATGGAACATCAAGCGTATTATCTTACAGAGATGAGTGTGGAGTTAGCGCAAGAACGCGGTGCTTGTAAAAATAGCAGTCGTACATATTATGGACAAGGTATTTTTCCGTGGGAGCGTAGAGCAGAAGGTGTAAATGAATTAACTGACTTTAGTCCTAGTATGGATTGGGAATCACTACGTGAGAAATTAAAGCAATATGGTATTCGTAACGCTACATTAATGGCGATTGCACCAGTTGAAAGTTCTAGTGTAGTATTAAATTCTACTAATGGCATTGAATTGCCAATGGAACTAATTAGTGTTAAAGAGAGTAAGGCAGGTAGTTTTGTACAAGTTGTGCCTGAATATAAGAGATTAAAAAACCGGTATCAATTGATGTGGGAGCAAACCGACTGTGTGGATTATTTAAAAACATCAGCAGTTCTTGCTGCGTACATAGATCAAAGCATTAGTACGAATACTTTTTACAATCCTGCACATTTCTCAGAAGGCAAGGTTAGTGCCACACTAATAGCTAAAAATCTAATGTTAGGTTATAAGTGGGGACTAAAAACAATTTATTATAGTCTAATAAACAAAGTTGGATCAAAGGCTGCACTGAAAGAAGATAACGTTATTGAGTTTACAAAATTAGAACCACTAGAAGATGAAGAAGCTTGTGAGGCATGTGTATTATGAGTAAAGAACAATATAATTTAACAAAACAAACTAACTATTTGAAACGTACAATGTTTTTGGATCCTGCAGGGCCTGTTACTGTACAACGTTTTGAAGAAGTTAAATATCCAAAGATTGCCAAATATGAAGAAACAGCACGTGGATTTTTTTGGGTGCCTGAAGAAATCACACTAACTAAAGATAAGATTGATCATAAAGAAGCTAGTGAGGCAGTAAAACATATTTTTACTAGTAATCTATTGCGTCAAACTGCGCTTGATAGTATACAAGGTCGTGCGCCATCACAAGTATTCAGTCCAGTGATTAGTATTCCAGAACTAGAAGCACTAGTAAACAACTGGAGTTTCTTTGAAACTAATATTCATAGTAAATCATATAGTCATATTATTCGTAATGTATATGGTGTACCTAAAGAAGAATTTAATAAGATACATGATACAAAAGAAATCATTGAGATGGCTGCAAATGTTGGTCGTTATTACGAGGAGTTACATCAACTAAACTGTTTTAAGGAAACATCTCAAAAAGCAGTCAGTGAAGAAAGTCATATTAAAGCTATATGGATGGCACTGAATGCAAGTTACGCACTAGAAGCATTGCGTTTTATGGTTAGTTTTGCTACTAGTCTTGCAATGGTAGAGAATAGAATATACATTGGCAATGGTAATATCATAAGTCTTATACTACAAGATGAATTACTGCACACTGAATGGACAGCATATTTAATTAACCAAGTTGTAAAAGAAGATGAAAGATTTGCAAAAGCAAAAGTTGAATGCGAACAAGAAGTTTACAACATGTACTTAGAAGTGATCAAAGAAGAAAAAGATTGGGCTGATTATCTTTTTAGTAAAGGCGTTGTAATAGGACTAAATGCAGATATACTTAAAGATTTTGTAGACTGGACTGCTTTTAACAGACTTAAGGATATTGGTATTAAGTATTTAGAGAATCATCCAAAGACAAGTCCTATTCCATGGTTCAATAAACATGTGAATATCAATAAAAAGCAAACTGCTTTACAAGAAAACGAAAGTACAAACTACGTAATTGGTGTTATGAGTGACACTGTAGATTACGATGCGTTACCAGCTTTATAAGAGGAAAAAATGAAAGCAATAGTTTGGAGTAAGGACATGTGTCCTTTTTGTGATAAAGCCAAGGCTTTATTAAAGTTAAAGGGCATTGAGTACGAAGAAAGAAATATAACACAAGATTGGTCTAAAGATCAGTTACTAGAAGCAGTACCAAATGCACGTACAGTACCACAAATATTCATTGATGAAGAATTAATTGGTGGATATACAGAATTACATAGAAAATTAATGGGATAAACATGGATCTTAACATAAATGAAGTATATTCGTTCAAATTAAATAGTGGAGAAGAATTAGTCGCTAAAGTCATAAAAATCACCGATAAAACCGTTGAAATCAGTGAGCCTGTGAGCATTGCCCCTAGCCAAAAGGGTATAGGAATGGTTCCTAGTCTATTTACTACAGATATGAACGGTCATTTTAGACTAAATATTAATAGTGTTGCAATTGTTGCAGACACTAATGAACAAGTAAAGGTAAAGTATATCGAGGCTACTACCGGTATTACAGTACCAGAAAAGCAAATTATATTAGGATAAAGGATGCCAAAATTAAGTAGAAAAGGTGATACTAATCAGCCAGGCGGTCAAATAATGCGCGGGGCTGGTTCAGTTTATGCAAACGGAATACCTGTAGGATTACATGTAAGTAGAATATCTGCTCATGCGCCTTGGGGGACACCTCATCCACCTCACGCTGCTCCCACTACTACAGACGGGAGTCCTACTGTTTTCGCTGAGGGTAGTCCGGTATTAAGAGTAGGCTCAGGAAATACCTGTGGACATAGTATAGTTCGCGGTAGTCCTGACATATTTTGCCCATGAGTTTACAAGGTCAACATTCCCCCAACAGCATCAATTTACTAGCCGCACTACTAAACGATAGTGGTTTAAAAATAGGCCAACAAACTACACAATACGCAGGAAGTAGTACAGGCAACAACTACACAAATGGTGCAATAGCCAATATCACTACGATATCCGAAATTTTAAAATGCACAACTAAAGCCTATACTAAATTAGGTGCACAATATTTTATAACAAGTATAGCAAGTACAAGTGTATTAACCTTTGCTGTTCCTACATTGGTAATTACAAACATTGCTAACAATGTTTGTATTACTGGAGAAGGAGAACATGGACTTACACAAGGCGATATTTTAATACCTACTTCTACTACAAATGGTTTAACATCTGGAACTAGTTATACTGTGGATGAAGTTTTTTCTTCAACATCGTTTTCATTAACAGGAACAACTCTTACAAATGGTAGTGTAAACATAATTTGTAACCTACCTGGTTTTTATCCTACCTTATCTGTCAATGATGTAATAGTACCTGCTACGACTGATAAAGGCTTAGTTGCTGGTACAGCATATTGGGTTTTTGATAAACCTTCTTTGACAAGCTTTAGATTAAAAACAAGCTATGCAGCAGTCACATTTATAAACACCTTAACAAATGGTTCATGTGACATTACTGTGCAATCAAATGTTAGCCAAAGCACATACGATAGTTTATTAAGCATAGGAAGTGCAAATATAAGAGCTTTGGGAAATTCAGCACCAAACGGATATATTTATAAAGATAATACTAATGCTGGCAAACAATATGGTTTTATTAAAGAAGTGGCATTTCAAGCTTACAGTGAATTTAAAGGACAAAATTATGATGATTTTTGCGCACAATTCACAGGAGCAATGTCCTATAAGGATCAGGTAAACGCTTCCATTAATTCTTTAGTTAATTCAAAAAATTATCTTAAAGGATTTTATAGCAACATGAATGATTTATCAACTGCTGACATTACAGGAGTAAATCAGGCAACTTTATTTTGGGGACAAGATTTAATAAAATTAGGAAGGTCAATTGATTTAGCATACATTGACAAATTTGGATTACCTAGTATCCTTTTGAGAACTTTAAACAGAAATAATGCCATAACTGAGCCATTAACTGTCGCTTTAATATATAGTGGACTTTCAACATCTGATATTACACAAATTTTGGAAACTGATGAAGATTTAACAACTATTCAGGAGCAAAAAATTCTAGGTGCTTTTTCAGTAATAATTGATAATGACTTGTTTGATATTTTATTAATTTTAAATTGCCAAACATCAGGTATTAATTCTTTGGCAGACCTATTAAATCCAATAAAACTTTTTCCTACAAGTTATGCAAGTTTAGTCGTACCAGAATTTCGTTCTAACCCATCAGCAGGAAATAAAGTCTACTACAACATTTATAACAATGGTGCTGTAAATAGTGATTTAGAAAGAATACTTTTCCCTACATTTAAAAACTATCTTAATTCTATTCAATCTGGAAGTATAGCGATTGCCTGCGGAGCTTTTGCTTTTGCAATGAGTCAAATTAAAAATATAAAAAATGTTAGTATTGAAAAATTTAGTCAGGTGGTAACTAATTTAGAAACAATGACAAATTTAAATCAAGTAAACGGCGAAAACGGATTGCCTGTATACACAGGTCCTATAGATATTGCGCTAGCTAAAATTGCTGTAGGAACAGGTAATAATGGAACGTTATTAGCGACAGATTTTTATGCTGCACTTTCTGGTTTAGAAACAAATTTAGAAACAATTTTTAATTATATAAATGAATTACAGAATTCAGGGCAACTCGGTTCATTATTAACCATTTATCAAAATATTTACACTATATTAAATGGTACAGGGCCATATAATGCTTCCTTAGCGACAGAAATAACAAATGCTAACAATGCAATTACAACAATTTATAATAACAATCAAACTACGGGTAATAGTTTGATTACATTGTGGAATAAGTTAGGTACTGCTTTTGACGATTCAAATACTTTACGTAATTTAGCTTTACCGGATGATGTTGAGGGTGATACAAGTAGTATAATATCTTTTGTAGATTCAATTAATACTTGGGCGCTTGATACACAACCGAATCAAACTGCGGCAGTTTTAGAACAAATTGCTGACAGATCAACCATAGGAGGACAAAGTTTAATAGCACTTATGCGAGAAATTCGCAATGCAAACAGGTTAAGTTTATGTGGTTTAGAACTTGATAATGACATTTCAAACAACGCAATTGATCAGGATTTAAATGCTCAAGGCGGTGTCGGCACTATCGGGCCTACAACTATATCAACTTCTTCAGGGGTAATTGACAAAATTATAGGTGATACCTCCGATCCAGGATACCCATTTCCAGGAACTTTAGGAGATTCTCCCGAAAGTAAATTAATCCCTCCGGATATAGATATATTTAATATATCTCCAACGATAAACTACCCACCACAAACGCCAAGTCAAGCATTACAAGAGGTAATTGACTGCAATTGTGATTGTTGGGATCTTTTAGAATAAAACTTTAACAACTAGTTAAAACCATTATTCTTGTCTTTTAATAGAGGATAGTGTAAACTATTACTCGGAAAGGAAAATTATGAAACTAATAACTTTTTTACGCAATCCGCGTGTAGAAAACGTACTAGCAGCAATTTTGATTTTAATTTCTGCCATTTTAATTATGGCTAACAATGAGGTTATTTTTGAAGAGGAAGAGCAACAACAAGTTGCTGTGGCTAAACCTCAGCCAAAACCAGTAGACAAAAAACAATTAAAATGTTTGGCTACAAATATATTTTATGAAGCAGGCAGCGAACCAGAAAAAGGTAAACAAGCTGTTGCAAGAGTTGTAATAAACCGTGTCAATCATGGATTCGCACCTAACCCTTGTTCAGTAGTTTATCAGGTGAGCACTGTCTTAATTCCAATTGACAATGATCCTGAAATTGGTGATGAGGGTCACAAAAAGGTAAAATTGTGCCAGTTTAGCTGGGTGTGTGAAAGTGATCGCCGCCCACTTAATGTAAATGATCCTAGATACAAACAAAGTGAACGCATTGCATATAATGTATTAGCATATGATTCGTATAAAGATGTTGTACCTAGCACAGTATTGTTTTTTCATAACTTATGGGTAAACCCTATGTGGCCTTATCGTAAGGTAGCACAGATAGGTAACCATATCTTTTATGAGAAACCAAAAAAGAAAGTTCACAAACAACCTCAAGTATTAGCAAAAGCTTAATATGAAGTTAAAACCTTCGGACCCCGATAAACATTACAGTTTAACTTACCCGATGGAAATCGGGGCTCCGAAGTTTGAACTTGTACCAGTTGAAAAACAAAAAGACATAATGATTAATGTTGCGCGGTTACATGCGCAGCAGGAATACGAACGGATAATGGAGATGGTTCGTGTCCTACAAAAGCAAGCAGAACAACTAAAACGCAGATTAGACTTAACTGATATGGTTCATAGCTGCGAATACCAATTTCAAGTTTATCATAATCAAATTTATCATTTAGCATTTGACAAAAAACAACAAAAGAATGTATTATTACATACAGGGCCGGATGAATGGACAACCGGAATACCTAACCATATTGAATATATAACAAGAGTAAAATGGTTAGGTGATTATACTTGGATAGAGGTGTTTGATGAAGAAACTAGCGACAAATAAAGACCGTCAAGAAAATTTAAAAAGAAAAATAGCAAAGATTCCTGAAAACTCTCAGGCTAAGAATCAATTGATTGATTTCTATACAAATTTTCTAAATGAAAAAGAACAACAGGAGCTAGATCCTGAATGGGCTAAAAACAATTTAGAGTATGATTTACGGGAAAGTGAATACATCGTAGATAAATGTCGCAATGATCCAGCTTATGCTCAAAATATATACGCTGCTCTTTGTAATAATTGCTTTACAAAAAATGAAGTTATCCCTATTCTAATGGAAAAAACTTGGAGTTGCAGTTGGAGATATGCAGGTGGTATCGTTGCAGATTTAGTTGGAGAGGGTGATTACTTAGATTGGTATTGCAGCGGCATTCGTGGGGAAGTAGACCTTTCAGAATACTTTAATACTTCTCGGCAGCATGTACCAGAAAGTCATGTGACCGACGAAGTGCGTGAGGATTTATTTAAATTGGGCTGGATCGTAGTAACTAATGATGAAGAAATGTTTTGACATAAATACATTTGGAGGATAACTTATGGCGTATTCAACACAAGTATTAGATCATTATGAAAATCCGCGTAATGTTGGAAGTTTTGACATGAATGACGAATCTGTTGGTACAGGTCTAGTCGGAGCTCCTGCATGCGGCGACGTACTAAAACTTCAAATAAAGGTAGAAAATGAAATTATCACCGA